TCAGCTAACTTTAAAGCTGCAGCAAGTATTTTTGCTGTGTCTAATTCGTTCATTTATCATCCTGTAAGTTATCCTCATTTTCATTATTCACATTTTCAATCAGCTTGGACATATTTTCAATTAATTCTAATTCCTCTTTTGTTATATTTTTTGGAGCAGGAGGCTCTCCTTGCGGCATAGGTGGCGGCGGCGCTGGTAACTCTTTCTGACCATCTTGTTGCTGTGGATTTGATGGCGGCGCAGTGGCTTGCTCAGAACCTATCTGATCATCTAATTTTTGAATTTCGTCTTCAGTAAGTTTTAGAACATTTCTACGTATCCAATCTTGTGAATAATATCGACCGACATACGAATCAGCAACTTGTAAAAGATTCATACGCTGTGAAAGTATTTCTTGTTCTTTCAGTTCGGCATAATAATTATCTTCTTGAAAGTCGTAAGAAATATAATCTTTGATCTCTTTCCATTCAACTTTGGACATAACTCCAGTCAACACCAATTGCGTTTCAAGAATTCGATCGAACACATGAGAGAATCTAGAACGGAGACGTGCTATTAATTTTGTGAATTTAATTTCGTCTCTGGTAATTTCTGACGACTTGCCCATGTTAAATGTGCTCTCCGACAACATTCTGCTGATAGGAACATTTAACGATTGATATAATTTTTTACGGAAGTATTCTACATCTTCTAACTGACCAAGATTTTGTCCACCAGGAAGTGTAGTGATTTCTGTTCCGCGGTTTCCTTCTCTGCGAGGGAGCCAATAATCTTCTAACATCGTCATGAATTTTCGATCATCTCTAACTTCACCTGTAGACGCGTCATACACAAGACGGTTCTTATGTTTGACCATCATATCGCGAAGATATTGTTCTGCTTTCATCTTAGGAAGATTACCAACGTCGATGTAAAAAATTCTTCTTTCGGGCGCGCGAGCTAGACGGTAAATTACAGTTGCATCTTCTAACATGCGAAGTTGATTGAACGGTTTCATTGCTTTATGCAAATGAGAAAGAACCATAGAATTACGCTCGTCTAACAATCCAGAATGAACGTGGCATATACTATCGGGAGAAATTTTCACACCCTGCGTGACAGTTCCCATGTTAGTATGTCCAGATTTATTATACAAATAGTATTCTTGAAATGGACGAACTACAGCAGATTTATCATTCTGCATAGCATCAGTTCTATTTGTAATTGGAACTCTGAGCTTTCTCATTCTTCTTGGATCAATATAACGAAGCTCTTTGATTCCTTCGCGAGGATTTTTTGAGTCAATCATCATATGGTAATATATTCTTCCATCAACATACCATCGTTGAAATATATCGTGAGCCATATTTTGAAAATCTAAAAGCGTCAGAAGTTTTTGAAATTCTTCTGTAAGTTTGGTTTTTACACGAGCGGGCTGATCTAATCTATCTAGATTTAGAGTGATAGGAAGTTGAGTTTTGTCATTGATGATCGCCTCGTTTACGATATCCTGTATCGCTAAATCGATATCTGGTTGTTGAGCCATTTGGCGATACTTTGTCACTAACTCAATTTCTGATTTTGCTGTTGATTCTAGATCAATATATGTGCCATATGATCCACCTGGCGCAATTTCAACTGCGCCATCTTCGTTGGGCTTTGGTACAAATGATGGGATAGAAATGGCTTCTTTTACTTCATCCTCAATTTTACCAATTTTAAAACCGAATAGTTCGAATGCCATTGTCGTCTCTCCAAAAAATAAATCCGCTAATACTAACTATTTAGCGGATTTATTTATGAACTAATTTTATAATTTATACGACTAATGTGCCAGTTGTAGTTGGTGCAGCAACTCTCCAGTAGTCATACGCAAATTCGCAACTAAACTCTTCGATAGCATCTGTATCCCAATTTACATCAATCGCTTGAAGATTGACTGGGAACAGATTAACGAACTCATAACTTCTAACAGGAACGCCAACCTTATTATATTGCGTAACTGTTGCAGTTGTTCTATATGATTGAGTTGTAGATAGTTGTGTTTCACGCAGATTCGCTTGATGGCGATTGATTGCGTTACTCCAAACTTCTAGTGCATGACGAACTTGAAAGTCTTCATCATTCAAAATCGTAGCAGTCCAGTTGGCAAAAGTTCTTGTTCCCGCTAATTTGATCTTACGACCAAAGTATGAGGCTTCGATAACGCTCAAAGAACTTTCGGGCATCTGTGCAGCTTTGCATGTGAAAGAAACTCTTGCTCCTATATTCGGAACACCAGAAGGCGTATCAATGATCACGCTGAACAGTGATGGTCGCGCGCCTCCTAGTGGTAATCCCGAAGAAGCGAACTCCGAAACATTAAATGTCATAAAATTCTCCCTTATCTAGTGTTCTAGAATTGTCCAACGACTTCGCTGAACTCTACGCCAGTTCTAACAGCTACGAAGTTTAGTTGTATAAAATTGATAGAACGAGCTGGTTTGATATAGATATCTCCAACAAATTCGTTACGATCAATCACTTCGCCAGTATTGTTCGAGCTATCGCAAACAACTCTGAAGTCGTAAATTCCACGACGTCCTTGAACATCACGCAAGAATGGCTCTACTATATTTCTAAACTGAGCACGCGTGAAATCGTCGTTGAATTCGAACAGAGTAAACTTTGCAGCAGTAGAAATCGCTTTTTCAAGAACGATAAACAATCTGCGAACGTTGATACGATCAAACGCTGACGGTTTTGCTAGCAAAGTTTTGTCGCCAAACAGAACCGTTCCTTGACCTGGGAATGTAACAACTGGATTTACGCCAGCTTTATACATCTGATCACGTTGACCTTTAGTCGCATTGAACGCAAGTTTGATTACATTTTTAACTTGGCCACGATTAAATCCAGCAGGCGAATACCATGGATCACGCTCATTATCTGTGCGAACCATAAGTCCAGCTGTGTCACCGTTTAGAGCAACGTAGCGATAGATATCGTTGTATTTGTCATACATGTATTTGTAATTACCGCCCATTACAGCATAAGATGATGATGGAAGTAGATTACGGAACGCAACAATGTCGTCCATTTCTGCACCAACATATCCGGCATTATTAACTACGTCTGCGCGACGTGGAGAAATAACAGCCAAACAGTCTTTACGGACTTCAGCGATATTGTTAATCGCATGAATCGCCACTGTCTGATTACCATCTCCAGTCAATACTAAGGACACGTCAACGGTTTCTGGATTTGCAAACGCATTCAGTCCGTTTATATAATCTGCAGCTCTTGGAGTAGAGCCATCGCGACCTTTACTAAAAGAAACATTTAAAGCAACAGATTGAGCGCCAGCCCCAAAATTTGCACCTGTAGTTACCTGTCTACCTACATTAGTAACTCCAGTCATATTTGCAGCCCACCAAACATATTTGGACTGTTGATTGATTACGTTTACATAATAGGATGTTGATCCATCTTCATTTTTAGCATCTGATGCTTTAGAAACTTTTTCAAATTTTTCAATAACAGTATTTGCAGTTCCAGTAATTCTCCCATCTTCATCTGCAACAACGATATGCATTTCATCGAAGGATGAGCCATCTCTAGAAGCTAACGTTGATGTGCCGGGAGCTGAATCAAAATAATTGTAAAATTCCCAACGTCTCGTGACAGATGATTGTGTCGCTGCAGTATTTCCGATATACTTATTCTGAAGTGTGATCGTTGCGCCAGAAGCAGAAGCAACTTTTACTTCGTATCTATCTGGACCAGCTATTAAAATATCGCCTGCAACAAGAGTTGCGGCGTAAGCAGAATTAGAAGCTGTTACAGTGACAGAATTATTTGTAAACGATAATGTGCCGTTGGCTGTGCTTGAAAAAGCATTAGACGTTCTGCAAGCAGAAACGCGCAATGTATTTCCAAGAGCACCTGGATATTTTGCTACCCACAAACCAACTCCAGTAATTCCGCTAGAATAATTATCCTCATAATCACTTTCATTTTTGATAATAGTATTCTTACCATTAGCTGAATTAGTTTGCGCATTTCGTGCTGCTACAGAATCTGTTGATAAAGTACCTACGTTCGAACTACGAACAACTCTATTA